GGCACCTTTCCGCGTACAAATTCATCAAGAAAGTATGGGGCACTCGCATCTGCTGTACGGCACCACCAACTGCCTCGGACATTTGGAAATCCGAAGATGCTTGCATACTCAAGGAACCGTTCCTTCTCTGCACCTGGCTGGGCATCATATGTTATTTCTAAAATGCGTCTGACGGGACCGTGCTTCTTCACCCATGCGGCCGAACTGGGGCTGAGCTCTATATGAGCAAGTAGTCGGGAGTAGATGTTATCGGTATCGCCAACGTATATCTTGTCATTCTTGCCTCCATTTTCGAGGAGGAGAACATATGTAAAATATCTGGAACCATTCTGATTGTAAGCCCGTCCTGCTTTCTTGAACTCATTTCCCACGTGGATTTGAGAAAGGGCAGCTTCGCGCAGGCGTTGGAGGAGATCGTTGTTCATTGGTATGAGTGATATCAATGAAGCACTTTTTTCCTTAAGTTATTTATTTAAGCCTTGGGTGTGAAAAGTTTTTTAACATACACCTTTTTGGGACCATTCATCACATGTGTGCGTCCTTTGGAATTCTTAAATACTTTCCTCTTTTTGGCATCAACCTTGCCAGTGTTTATCTTTGGACTCTTTTTGTCTTCCTTGATAACTTTAACTTCCTTAACTTCCTTAATATCTCCCTGTGGAGTGAACAATTTCTTAACATACACTTTCTTATTTGCTTGCTTCACATACGTACGCCCCTTGGAGTTTTTAAACACTTTACGTTTCTTAGCATCTATCTTGCCCGTATCGATCATCGGGCTTGTAAGATGCTTCTGATCAGCAATCTTTGGCGTGAATAGTTTCTTTACATACACCTTCTTTCCATTTTGCTCCACATACGTGCGCCCCATTATGTCCCGGAACACTTTCCGACCTTTGGAATTAACTTTGTCAAGGGATGTCGCGTTTGGAGCAGGTTCCTTCTTTGAAACAGGAGCTGGGGGTGGAGTGCGTTCCTTCAATGAAATTGGCACAGTTGCCTTCGAGTATGGACTTGGACTTGGGGTTCGTTCCTTCTTTGAAACAGGAGCTGGCGATCTTTTAGATACAGGAGTAGGACTTCTGGCAGATTTGGCACTTGCATAACTAGAGGGAGATTCTTCATCTACTTCATCTGCCCAGTATTTACCATCACGAGGTTTCCACGGAGTTTTCTTCTTCACTGGTGTAACTCTGATTTCTCCACTCTCAAGGCTATTTGTTGGACTCATTTTTACATCTTTGATGGCTATGCCCCACTTGTCAGAACGCAGTTGTGGCAGCTTTGCTCTGTCATCTGCTGGGATCTGATTCCACAGAGTCTGGAGAACTTTGTAATCTGGGTTGTACCAGGGGAAACTACGCTGCTTGATGATTCTGTTAGAATAATCCACCAGAGTTTGCTTGCCATTGATTTGTTTCTCCGTCCATATCTCAGCAAATGACCTGTTTGACCCCTCTGACACCATGTCAGATACATCCTTGCCAATTTGAGCAGGGAAGTTGTCTGGCATTCTTATCGCAAAGCCAAAGTCAATCAATTTTGCCCTCCCTGTAGAAGAATCTATCATAATGTTTTCGCGGTGCAAATCGCCGTGTACATAACCCGCAAGCCATAGAGAACACACAATTTGCTCCACATTCACATAAAGTCTTGCCATATATGATTTGTTTGGCAACATGGTTAAGAACTTAGCAAGGCTGACTGTCCCGGCCGGGTCCATCACGGTTATCGCAGTGTGCTGTGCTAATTTCCCCCCTTTGATAATATAACTCAAGTAGAACTTTGGAACATTATCTGATATGCATGCTGGTTTTGTAGCACCAGGGACTCTGGCACATGAGGGCGTGTCGGTGAGATTCTTGTGAACTGTGTTTTCACGGATTGCTTCGGATATGAAGTGCCCGTCGTTCATCCGTCCTTGCTGCCTCACTTCTTTGATGATGACTATCGAGCCAACTTTGGGAAACTCATAGAACACCTTGCCACCGCCGTATTGCATGCCTTCTTTCAACTTGGCAATGAGTGGCAAAGTGACCTTTGCCACGTACACCTTGCCATTGACCCCACCTCCAATGCGTTTTCCGTACTTTGAGACTACAAACGTCATATTATCTCTTGTTGTCTTTGTCTTTCTTGCAAAATCCTCGCCAGGAATTGGCAGGTTCTCTCTCGGGCTGAGACGTCCCTTTGGCAAAGTATGACTCTCTGGACCACCAGCCAATTTTGGTGACATCTTATATGGGGACGTCTTTACAGGATGCGTCTTCATTTATCTTATCCCAATATATTTATTCATATCGACACTCTTAATATATAAATGAACTGAAAATGTGATATACAAATGACAATTTGCAAACACCCAGAGTGCAGGAAACAAGGATTGTACAACACCAAAGGTCTCAAACCCAGATGGTGTAAAGCGCACAAGACTGATGAGATGGTAAATGTCAAGAACAAGAAGTGCCCGTGCGGAACTATACCAAGTTTCAATCTCCCAGGAGAAATCATGGGAATTTGTTGCAAGGAATGCAAGACGTCTGAGATGATAAATGTCAAGGACAAGTTATGTCCGTGCGGAACGCGACCAAGTTTCAATTTTCCTAGAGAAACTGTTGGAATTTGTTGCGTTGAGTGCAAGATGTCCGAGATGGTAAATGTTGTCAACAAGAAATGTCCATGCGGAAATCGACCAAGTTTCAATTTCCCAGGAGAAACCGTGGGGATTTGTTGCAAGGAGTGCAAGACTGATGAGATGGTAAATGTAGTGAGCAAGAAGTGTCCGTGCGGAAAGATACCAAGTTTCAATCTTCCTGGAGAAACCGTGGGGATTTGTTGCGTTGAGTGCAAGACTCCTGAGATGGTAAATGTCAAGGACAAGTTATGTCCGTGCGGAACGCAACCAAGTTTCAATCTCCCAGGAGAAACCGTGGGGATTTGTTGTGCTGAGTGCAAGACGTCTGAGATGGTAAATGTTGTGAGCAAGCTATGTCCATGCGGAACGCGACCAAATTTTAATTTTCCTGGAGAAACCATGGGAATTTATTGCGTTGAGTGCAAGACTCCTGAGATGGTAAATGTTGCTAGCAAGAAATGTTCATGTGGAAAGCAACCAAGTTTCAATTTCCCAGGAGAAACCGTGGGGATTTGTTGCGCTGAGTGTAAGACGCCAGGGATGGTAAATGTCATCGGCAAGAGATGCCCTGGATACAATGGTGTAGAGTGTCCAGGTAATTATCATCTTGCATCAGCATGTCAGTATTGTCTGTCATGTGACCCCGATGACTCTCGGCGCGAAACGCGCAAGAAGTATGAAAACGCATTCTTCAAGCACATTGCTGGAAGGATTGATGTAAAACGCAGGGAATTCATCGTTAAATACGACACCAATGAGACGGCCAAGAAATTTGCGCGTCTGGATGGCATTGTGTTTGGCGATGGTATCACCGTGTGTCTTGAGGTCGATGAAAACGGCCACGAAAGGTATGCTTGTGATGAGTCTCGAATGCATATGGTGTCCGCTGAACTTCTCAAACAATACCCACATACAGATGTGTGTTGGGTCCGCGTGAATCCCACCACAAAACACAAGAACCCTTGGGGTGTCGCTGCCAAACGAGTTCGTGCTGAACGATTTGATGCTGTTATCAAAGCCGTGAACGATGTTTTGAAGAATAAGACAACTGATATTATTTACATAGGTTTTGATGTTTAGGCACGAAAGCACTTCATGATAGACTTAATCACTTTGCGCTTGATGCTTGGTTGTGAACTCGCGGTGTCTTCTAGATCATTGTTGCCAGACGTGATAATTGCATCAGCAGGATGATAATTCGATACAGCTGCAAGAAATTCTTCAACTTCATAAGAGTCCGACCGATAAAGTGTGAGCGGAGCAGATGGCTTCTTTGGCGCATTGGGAACCATGGTGTCAATGGAGTGGAAGCAGAGAGGAGTGTTCATATTTTAAGTAAGTGATTTATCTTATTTGTTGGCATTTTATATATACTTTGTCAAACCTGGGTCAAATGACAAGTATATCGACATAATTAACTTAAAATAATCTGATATGTGTGTATCATATAGTTATTATGGCTTCTCTCTTTGTGGTCACCCAAATTACAAACACCAAAAACATGGCAGGCATTCCTCATAACCACGCAATTGCTAACATTGACGGAGCCGCCATCTTTGGGTTCAGAAAGCTTCCTCTTGCAGCAAAATTTGCAAAGGCAATAGATCATCGCATTACTACAAACGCTGAGTATGTTTTCTGCGAAGACCTTGTAGAGCCCTTTTCCAACTTGGCAAGGGGTCAGGTTCTCAGTTTCAAGTATCCCTATGCAATCACCAGGGATGTCAGGTTTGACAACGTAATCATCGGTCGTGTAAAAGAGAGCGAACTAGTGGCTTATTGTTCTGCTCTGCAAGTTTCCACCGTGATGCTAAACGAAACATCTGATAGTCTGTATGTAGAGGACATTCTCAGCCCTGCCCGTTCCTTGCAGTATAGCGCAGGGTTTCTTGACTATCTCTACCACATTGAGGAAAGTGACTGATATATCGACACGTTATTTATAAGAAAACCATGATTTCTGATTTTGATGACCTTGAATAATTAAATATCATGTAAACTTAAACAAAACATGGTGGTAGAACTCACTAAACAGAAATCAGGGCCAAAGAAATTCAAGGCAGTGTTCTTGGATGACAAGACAAAGAAAAAAGTGAAAACGGTTTACTTCGGACAATTTGGCGCAAGCGATTACACAATTCACAAAGATCCCGCACGCATGAAGAGATATGTAATCAGACATCAGAAAAGAGAAGACTGGACGAGAGCCGGAAAGTACACACCAGGGTTCTGGAGCAAACACTTGCTATGGAGCAAACCTTCTTTCACAGATGCTTTGAAGTTGACGCAGTCTAAAGTCGGAGAGAGAATTGTATATAAAAAATAAAAAAAACATATTATCTAATCTTAACAAACGTATAATGAGTTATTTCCTGACTCCGTGGGCAAGTCATTTTGATGAGTTAAATGCTTCTGGAAACATTATTACAGAACAATATTTCATAGGAAATGGAGCTTTCCTAACTGGAGCAACTTTTACTCCACCAGCAGTTTCATCATCTGACATCCGAGGCAACGTTATTGGATCATACGCCAATGTGACCAACATCATCGCAACTGCTGGCAACATCGCAAATGTCCGCTTTGCTGCAGATGGCAACGTAACAGCCTCGTACTTCTTTGGCAACGGTTCCCAGCTGACCGGCGTCACATCAACTCTCCCATCCGTTGCAAACATCGACATCCGAGGCAACGTTATTGGAT